CGAGATCGAGCGCCTGGGTCCCAACCCAGCCGTGCTGGGCAGGGAAGGGGCGGATTCGTCGGGCAGGGCGCTGCTGGCTCGCCAACAGGCGGGCATGGTCGAACTTGACGTGCTGTTCGGCGCCTTGGAAGACTGGGAGCTTCGCGTCTATCGCCAGATGTGGGCGCGCATCAAGCAATTCTGGACGGCGCTGATGTTCATCCGCGTGACGGATGACGAGGGCTCGCCGCGGTTCGTGGGCATCAACCAGCCCCGCGGCGCGCCGGTCGTCGATCCGCAGACGGGCCAGCCGGCGGTCGACCCCCAAAGCGGCCAGCCGATGGAGCAGCCACCGCAGTTCCACCCGGCCCAGACGCAGGACCCGTTCAGCGGCCAGATGACGCCGCATCCGAAGGCCGGCCATCCGGTGCTCGGCTACAAGAACCAAGTGGCCGAGATGGACGTGGATATCATCATCGATACCCAGCCCAACACCGCCAACGTGGAAGCCGAGCAGTTCGCGCTGATCATGCAGGCCGTGGGCTCCAACCCCGTCTGGGCTCAGCAGATGCCGCTGGACGTGGCCATCAAGCTCTCGTCCTCGCCTCACAAGAAAGAGGTGCTGGACATGATCAAGCAGTATCGCGACCAGCAACAGCAAATCCAGCAGCAGGCGCAGGAACAACAACTCCAGGTGGAGGGCGCGGTCAACGCGGCGAAGGTGGACGAGACGTCCGCCAAGGCCGAGAACCTGCGCGCCCATACCTCCGTCATGCTTGGAGACGGACTGCTGAAGGCGCACGAAGCCGGGCAGGCCTCCGTCAACGATCAATCTCCACCTCCTCAACCCGAGGACGAGAAACCCGCCGCCGGGGACTAGCGGGCGTATCGAGCGCGGTCCTCGTCTGACCGCAATGGGCCGCCGCCATCTCGGGCGCATCGGGATCGCCACCGTCAAGGCGAAGGACACTCATGGACCCCCTATCCTTCCTCAGCGACGCCCCCGCGGGCGCCGAAGCTCCCGCCGTGGAGCCACCCCAAGCCGCGCCTTCCGACGCCCCTGTCCGGGGTCCTGATGGCCGGTTCGCCTCCGCTCCAGCACCCGAGCCACAGCCTGACCCCACGCCGCCTCCTACGCCCGTGGTCCAGCCCGAAGCCAAGGTGGAAGCGCCTCCAGGCTACGTGCCTGTGGCGGCCCTCAAGGAGCTGCGGGACGAGATCAGGGGACTGAAGAACCCGTCTCCACCGCCGACCGATGCAGAGCCTCCGGCCTACATCGACCCCGAGGTGCAGAAGGAACTGCTGAACACCCGCCTGAACATGTCCGAGGAGCTGACCCGCTCCAACTACGGCGATGAGAAAGTGGATGCAGCCAAGGAATGGGGCGTCAAGAGATTCGAGCAGAACCCCGCCTATCAGGCCGAGGTTCTAGCCGACCGCAACCCGTATCGCAGGCTCGTTGAGGACCACAAACGCCACCTGGCGGTTGAAACCTTCGGCGCGCTCGACCCCGCCCAACTGCAAGCTTTCCAAGCGTGGCAGGCCGCCCAGCCCTCTGGCCAGGCCCCCGCTCCATCGGCCGCTGCGCCCGCAGTCGCCATTCCCGCGCCGCCAACCCCGCCCGCAAGCCTCGCCAGCGCGTCAAGCGCCGGGGGGCCGGCTGTCGTCCCGACCGGGCCGGGGCAGGCGTACGACACCCTATTCCAAAGGTAATCCGCCATGGAAGTCACGCTCGCTTCTGCTTCTGCAAAGCAGATTTGGATCTCGCAGTACTTCAAGGAGTACGTGCGGGACACCCGCTTCGCCCCCTACATGTCCAATGCGGACCTGAACAAAGGCGGCATCATCCTGACTCGCTACGAGCTTCAGGAAGAAGCGGGCAAGACCATCAACATCCCGTTCATCGGCCGCCTCGTCGGCTCCGGTGTGACCGGCTCGCAAATCCTCGACGGCGTCGAAGAGGAGCTGACCAACTTCAACATGCCGATCTCGGTGGACTGGCGTCGCAACGGCGTCCGCGTGCCGAAGTCCGAAGCGTACAAGACCGAAATCAACCTGCTGAACGCGGCGCGAGACGGTCTGAAGACGTGGGAGTCCGAGAAGCTCCGCGACGACATCATCAAGGCCTTCGCCTCGGTCGTCACCGACACCTCCGGGACCACGGTGAACTTCGACGTGGCCTCGGCTGCAAACAAGAACACCTGGAGCGCCGCCAACTCCGATCGCATCCTCTACGGCAACGCGATCTCCAACTACAGCGCGACCTTCTCCACCGGCGCCACAGCGGTGACCGCGGCGATGAAGGCCTCGTCCACCATCTTCGGCCTGGCCAAGCGCATGGCCAAGATCGCCAATCCGCGTATCCGTCCCTGGAAGGTCGATGCCGCTGAAGGCCGCGAGTTCTACGTGGCTTTCCACGGCGCCCGCACCTTCCGAGACCTCGGCCAGGACGCCAACATCATCGCGGCCAACACCTCCAGCCGGGCTCGCGAGGGCATGGGCATGGACAACAACCCGCTCTTCCAGGACGGCGACCTGATCTACCAAGGCGTCATCCATCGCGAAGTGCCGGAAATCGACGACTACTGCGCCTCCGCCGGCTTCAACGCCATCGGTGGCTCGTCGGCGGACGTGCGGCCTGTGTTCCTCTCGGGCTCGGGCGCAGCGGCCATCGCCTGGGGCCAGGAACCGACCCCCAAGACCGACCTCATCAAGGACTACGGGTTCCGTCCCGGCGTCGCCATCGAGGAACTGCTGGGCGTCAAGAAGGTCAACTACAACGGCGTGCAAAACGGCATCGTCACGGTGCTGCTCGGCGCCGCTGCCGACTCCTAAGCCATCCCTGAAACCTTCGGGCGGCCCGCGAAGGGCCGCCCTATACCCTAAGGAGGATGGCCGATGGCCACCTACAGCTCGTCAAACTACACCAACAAGACGCCGGTGGCAGACCACGGTCTCGGCGGCGAAGTCCAGGTCGCCTATGCGCTCGTCACTTGCACGGCGGCGCCGACCACCACGGACACCATCAACTTCTTCTACCTGCCCGCCAACGCTCGCATCCTGGCGGCTGTGCTGAAGGCGTCCGACATGGACACCGGCGGCTCGCCGTCGATCACCCTGAACATCGGCGATTCCGGATCGGCCGCGCGGCTCTTCTCGGCTTCAACGGCGGCGCAAGCCGGTACGGTGGACTCCACCCTGGCTGCCGGTGGCCGGTTCTACAAGACTACGGCCAAGACCCTCATCACGGGCGTCGCCCAAGCCAACGCCGCTACGGGCGCGGCCGGCACGCTCGAACTGATGATCGAATACGTGGTCGAAAACAGCGCCACTTCCTAACGCTCCCCAGCGTGTGTATGGGCCGGGGAGCAATCTCCGGCCCGCTTTCTCAGGGAAGATCGCATGGCCACCTGCCTCGCCGTCATCAAGCGCGCCCTGCGGATGATTTCTGCCGTGGACGTGGGTCTGGAGCCTGATGCCGACCAGGCCGCCGACAGCCTAGAGGCGCTTCAAGGCCTGTATACCCACCTGATTACCAGCGGCACGCTTGGCCAATTCGCGGATGTGATCGCTATTATCAGCCCTTACGTGGCCAATGAAAACGAGCGCATCCTGAATGGCACGGGCGCCGCGCTCGTCGTGACGAAGCCTGTCGTCGTGACGGACTTCTCACAACCGACCAATCAACGGTCGCCGCGCGACCTCGCCAAGATCGTGATCACAGGCGTCAGCCCGCAAACCTGGACCTACGACGCACATCTGGCCGCGTGGGTGCAGATCGAAGGCTTGACGCTCACCAGTGAGGCCCCGTGGTCTGTGCGCCTCTCGGCCGGCTTGAGCGCGCTCCTGGCGCTGCACGTCCTGTCCGAATACCGCGATGCGGTTCCTGCGCCGACCGTCGCCGCCCTGGCGGGGCAGGCCATGAGTTCCTTGACCCAACGGGCGGACAGCGTTCGTCCTGTCGCCTGTACCGACTATTTCTGATGCAGCTGTCGTTCGCTCCGTTCGCCTATGCGAGGCCGCAATACGGGCTCGCCGAAGCCCGGATGGTGAATTGCTATTTCGAGGCGACCCCGGCGGGGCCGAATGAGGACGCGCGACTTCAGCGGCCGGGCCTCAAGGCCGCCTACACGGTCGGCACGGGGCCGATATACGGCTTGTTCCAGCAGGATGGTGTGTTCAGCGGTGACCGCTTCGCCGTCTCGGGCGCGGCCTGCTACCGCGAAACGGCCGCACTCGGCTATGTGCCGCCAGACGCCAACGTCCGCTTCGCGTCGTCCAAGAGCCAATTCGTGGTCGTGGCGGGCGGCAACGCCTATTGCTACGACGGAACCACGCTTTCGCAGATCACCGATCCGGATCTGCCGAAGGTCTCTGACGCGGTCTACTTGTCCGGCCGCTTCTACTACAACCAGCAGGACTCGGACGTCTGGTGGTTCTCCGACCTGAACGACGCGACCTCGATTGACGGGCTGGCCTTCGCGGAGGCGGAAAGCGAGCCGGACGCCAATGTCGGCGCCCTGACGATCAACGACGAGGTCTGGTTCTTCGGGCGAACCTCGATAGAGCCCTGGTATCAGACCGGCGACGCGAACGCGCCGCTACAAGCTGCCCAGGGCCGCAAGTTCGACCGCGGCTGCGCGGCTCAGCGATCTATCGTCAGGCTAGACAATACGGCGTTCTGGGTCGGCGATGACCGCATCGTCTATCGCGCGGCCACCGTGCCGCAGCGTGTTTCGATCCATGGCGTTGAGGAGCGTCTCCGTCGCTGCGCCGCCGTTTCGGACTGCGGCGCGTGGAAGGCCACAATCGACGGCCATCCCTTCTATGTGCTCAATATTCCTGGTCAGACGACCTTCGCTTACGACCTGTCCACGGATAAATGGAGCGAGTTTAGCTCGTTCGGGCTGACCAATTTCCGAGCCCAATGCGCCGTCTCCTATCTTGGATCGGTCTACATTGGCGACAGTCAGGGGCCTACGGTCTGGCAATTGAACCCGTCCGCGATGGACGACGGGGGCGATCAGATCGAGCGCCTGGTCAGCGGCGTCATCCCTGTGGAGGGGATCAGCGCCCGTTGTGACGACATCCTGTTCCAAGGCTCGCGCGGCGTGGGCCTGGACGACGGCTCCGATCCGCAAATCCAGATGCGGTATTCCGATACGAGCGGCCATATGTGGGTCGACTGGCGCGCTCAATCGCTTGGTAAGATTGGCGACTACCGCCGCAAGGCCGTCTGGAGACGCCTTGGTACGATGCGTTCGCCAGGGCGGCTTGTGGAATTCCGCGTAACCGACCCGGTTCAGGTTGTTTTCGCGGGATTCGCGATCAATGAGGCGCGGCCCTGATGGCCCGGATCAGCCTGCCTCCGCAACAGCAGGCTGTCGTTGACGGCACGGCGCTGACGCCGGCCTGGAGACGCTTTGTCGAGGGGATCTGGCGCAAGCTTGGGGGCGCCTTGGACGTGAATATGACGGCCTCGTCCATGATGGTGGGCGATCTCACCGTGGCCGCTACCAGCGATACCAACGTGCGCATCTCATTCGTCGGATCTGATGGAACGACGCGCAAAGTTGACCTGACGATCTCGTGACGCTGCGCCTGGAACGCTCCCCAGACTTCTGGGAGGACATCGCGAGCCACCCGGACGTTGCGCCACATGTGCTTCTGGCGAAGGGCATCGACTGGTCCGACATAGTGTCTCGTCCCCAGGTGCAGCCGCTGGCGATTGACGACGGCGGGTTCCTGTTTGTCGGGATGGATGGCCTCGGCCGCTCGTTCGAGCTGCACGCCTTATTCAAGCCCAACGCGTGGGGCTGGCCGGTGATGCGTGCTGGCGTCAAGGCCTTGGCCGTTTTAGCGGGCTGGGACCTGATCGTCGTTCACGAAGTCAAGGGATGGTGGCGCTCGCGTCCGCCCCGAAGTTTTGGCTTCAAGGCCTGCTCTGACTTCCACGCCTCGTCCATCGGACCTGTCCGCACCTGGATTTTGACCCGCTCTGCCTGGGAATCTTCCCCAGCGCATCGCTTCGCGGAGTAGCCCATGCCACCAGTCGCCATCGCCATTGGGGTTGCCGGCGCCGTTGGAGCGGGGGCAACCATCG